TGTTCTTAAGCTTTCACACCATGATTTTCTTACTATAGTAATCACGGATAACATTAGCTTGTGCAATGTCATCCTCTGTTACTAGCCTAAACAATTCACTGTCTAACAGTTTAGTAATTGTAGGGTGTAATCCAGGTTCATCTCTAACTTTACGATATCGTGCCCAGCACACACTTAGTGCAAGAAGGTCTTGGCTGATTTCATAGACTTCATATTTTTTAACATTGCTATTAAGTCCTTCACGCAAAGTATTCCAATCAAGTTCAATGCCACTTGTAGAAGTTAAACCACTCGGTGAAATTGTATTCTGACTTGCGATTTGCCAATTGTTTGTGTAATTTACTGACATGATTATCCTATTGTAATATCTTCCATGCCTGCTGTACGCAAGCGAACAATGTGTCCCATCTGCCATTGTTTGGCTTCAAGACCCTTTAGTATGCCTAGCCATTTATTGCGTAGTAATGCAACTTCGTTAATCAATACTTCCATATCAATTACTTCATCTTCACCTTCAGCATACTTTTCAGCATCACGACTAGTCAATGCTCTATTATACGCTTCTAAATATTTTTGAAAATGTTTTCGGCGAATTTTCCGTAATTGAATGTTAAGATAGTTCAATACAGCTTCAATCTCTTGTAATTGGTTAAAACGATGTTCTGTAATACCGGGCAAAGCGGCAATGTTCTTTTCAACATTGCCGTAAATTTTTACATCTTGCTTTGCGCTTGTTATCTCTGCTTCATAGTGAGAGATAAAATCGGGTAGTACTGAAAGGTCCGCTGTTATGCGACTATACCAGTGTGCCATTTAATCCCAATCGTCAGTGTCTTCGTCATAATCTTCGTAGTCATCTTCAACATCATGTTGTTCAGCGTAACCCTTTAATGCAGTTAGGATTTCTTTATCTCCCCTAAATGCATCTTTAATATCATCTGCTTCATAATTATTATCAATTAGCAAATTTATTAACGTATCAGCCGCATCACTACGTTCATTTAAATCAATATGAGAACGCAGTGCGTCCCATATTTCAGCAGTAAAATCTAAACTCATTCTGTAACATCCTCCTCCGATGATACATTACTTATCTTTGTTGTTGATTTTTGTGAATACTCAGTCATAACTTTATCTAAGCATCCGTCTGTATTTGCTTCCCATGCTTTGCGAAACTTCTTAATGATTTCACCATCAAGTGTTGTATACACAAGACTGTTGCCTTCTTTCTTAACAAGTTCAGCCTTCTCAATCATATCTAATAGACCTGAGTAAGGGCTCATACCTGTTTCATAAGGAATCTTAACTTGTACAGATTCAAATGGTTTCGCATAACGAGTTTTCATAATCTTACATGCCGCACGAATACCTCGCACATCACTAATCTTATTACCATCTTCATCTTCTTTAAGTTTCAATTTCTTCATAGCAACAACAATACTTGATGCGTAAACAAAACCTTGACCGCCTGAGATTTTATCATCTGGATCAAACATATCTTGTGAAGCGTATGTGTGATTAGTAGCGACTAAGCCAACGTTGTGACTACCAAACATGTTAACACAGTTACGAACAAGTGATGTTAGTGCTTTAGGCTTACGACCCATATCACCTTTCATGTCACCTGCTTCAAACTGATTAACGTCAGTTGGTGTCAATAGCATACCAAGACTGTCAATAACAAACAATACTTTAGGCTTATCTGTTTCAGGTAGTGCTTTGTATGATTTCATAAATTCTGAAATTGTTTTAGCTACATCATCAATCATAGCCATATTCAATTTTAATAATTTATCTTCTGCGGTGTCTACATCTAATGCATGTAGCCATGCTTCATCCAATGCGTTTTCCGAGTCAATGAGAACTACATAGATGCCTTGTTGTTGTGCGTGTCTAACAAGGTTTCCTGAGCAGATGAATGATTTACCTGCTCCTGACTCTCCGGCAAAGACAGTAACTTTACCAAGAGGAACGCCTTTATTAAAGTCGCCGCTAATGAGATAATTGAGAGCATAATTTCCTGTCGAGATCCAATCAGTAGGATCATTAAATCCTATTGATAGACCTTCAATACTTTTTGTAATGTCCTTGCGGAACTTACTAATGTCAAAAGGTTTTCCCATTTTAATTATCCACTTCCATACTGAGTGCTTCTTTGATTACTTCAAAGAGTTCTGCTTCGGTAGCACACATAACTTTGCAGTTCTTCCAATCATTTTCTTTGTCTCTTCCACCGACTTCAATCATAAAGCCGTTATCATAACGATTGATAGTAAATGATTCATTTACTTTTGACAGTTTATTTAATTTTTTTGCCATATTATTCTCCTTGTTATTTGTGTATACCATTAGTATACACGTTAAATGGTTGCTTGTCTAGCATGTCTGGACATTTTTCTGCCATTGAATCAATTTCCCAATCTTGAGGGAAATGTCTTAATGCACCTCTAGCTCTATCTCTAATGATGCTAGGCACTCTGGGTGTACGACCTGGGTCGCATAGTTCCTCCAACAATTTTTTACCTTGCTTAATGGCTCGGTAGCGTTCGTCTGGTAGTGTCATAGTGTTCTCCTAAGGAAGGGGCCGAAGCCCCATCGCCTATTAAGATTTATTTTGTCTAGCACGAATCATTGCTAGAATGTCTTGTGCTTTGTCACTTGACGTACCTGATGTTGGTACTTGAATAGGTGCAGTAGTTACGGCTGGTTCATCTTCCCATGGTGCTGAGGATTCAGCAACAGGTGCTACTGCGGGGGTGCTGGTTCCAGCAGACACAGTTGGTTTTTCCGCTGTCGCTCCAGCTGGTGCTTCTAGTCCCCAAGGACGATAGTATGCGCCCCAACGTTCGTTGTCGAACGGTTGACCATCAACTGATGCTTCAAACATTTCCTTGATGATACGTACTTCAGCTTCTGTTGGCTTCTTGGGCAAAAAGTCTTTTAGATTGAACAAGCCATGTGCTTCAATAGCGGCTTGTTCTGCTTCAGTTAATGCGCTTTCTTTACGTGCCCAGTTACTAGTAGAATAATCTGCATAACCACCTTTACTTGTTTTCTTAATATTGAAATCAAGACCACGCATAAAGTCTGTTGGCAATTCTTCAATCTCAGGATCCATCAATCCAGATTTAACGATTGGGATAATTTGTGGGCTGATGATGAATCTACGAATAGGGTTCGCAGGAGTCTTGTCATCGCCTAGTGGGTTTTGACGAACAAAACCTTGGAATAGATAACTACGTTTCTTCCAATACTTGTTTGCCATTTCTTTCAATGTTTCGTCTTTGTACCAAGGACGAACTTCTGCCAAGATAGGGCAAGCATCGCCATACATTTCCATACACGGAACTTGTACAACTGTTTGTTTAACGTTAGGATCACCCTTGACACCATTGAATGGCAACTTGATGATTTGTTTTTCAACCCAGAAGAAATCATTCTTTGAGTCGCCGTCCGGCAAGAAACGAATTGTAGCAGTAGTGCCTTCATCCATGTTCCAGTGGGGGTAGACTGAGTTGTCTGATTGGGTGTTAGAACCCTTGTTGCTTGACTTGTTTTCTTGTGCCGCGATACGAGCACGAATTTCTGCTAATGATGCCATGATATTTTTCCTTATAAAATTGAGATGGTCTCGTTTTTGATATTCGCTACTTCACCGTGAAGTAACTAACACAAATGTAAGTATAGCAAATGCTTACAAGTATGTCAATAGTATTTATGCCAGATGTGGGAAACCTCACCTTTTAAGTGAGGTTTTTGAAAACTTATTTACCCAATAAGCGTCTTATAGTATCCAAGTCTTCTTGACCTTCGCCAACTAGATCACCGATTGTTGCTGGCTTGTGTGCTTTAGGACCTTTGTTGCGCCATTGGCCAGCTTCACCTGTTGTGTAGTCACCTGCAAACTCGCTCTCAGCTACACCTTGTTCTTTTTCTTTTTGGCGCTTCTCTAACTCTTTAGCGTATTGCTTGATTTTTTCACGGAAAGGCTTATCCCAATTTTGGTCGTTATCACCTTTAGGTGAAGATTTAACAGCGTCATACTGGCCTGTGTCAACATCTTCTTCGTCTACACGCTTTTCAACATCACTGTACGCCATGCTTGGCTTGCCGTTTTCTGGGTTACGAACACCAGCTTTCTGTTTCAAGTCTTTAAGCAAATCTTCTTTGTCACCACCGGTAACGATTCTATCAAGTGCTTTAACACCCTTCTTAATTGCATCAGCAAAACCTTCTTCTAAGTCAAAGGCTTTTAAGTTACCTTCTTCAGTTTCATCGTTGTGTGATAATGTTTCTGCTCCGGCTGCTTCTGATAAATCATCTTCTGGAGCTTCATTACCATCTTCTGCTGTTTCACCTTCTTTAGACTCAGGAGGTTCCTCACTTGCTTCGCCACCATCGCCACCTTCTAACAATTTGTCAGCCCATTCAGCTAATGCATCAACTTCTTTCATCTCACCTAAGTTCTTTTGTAGCTTAGATAATATTGGCATCACACTTTCAATACGAGGGTCAAGTGTTTCTTGAACAAACAACTCATTTAAATTAGTTTCTTCAACTTCATCTTCCATCAATGAAGGAGTCCAACTTTCAAAATATTTATTGTAACCTCTACCACCAGCCATACGACTTAGTGTTTCACGTAATTTAGTATAGTGATTTGCACCCTCTAGTACTAGACGCTGTGCTGATTCGTTGAATTGACCATTTCTTGTAGCACGAACAAATCCTGCCATTTTGTTATAGTCTTCAACTAATGATGTAATATGATTGGCTCTGTCATCATATGGTGTGCCACCTTCAGCTATATGTCTAGCATATACTCTAGCGATACCAGGCTTAATTGTAGGTAATAAGAAACGTTCTCCGTCTGTGTTTTCTACAAATATACGTGCAACATTACGATATCTTTGCTCACCTTCAACTATGTTTCTAGTGTGTTCGATAACAATTTTAACTTGAGGTACAGCATCACTGTAACTCTTGTTTTTACCTATTGGGTAATATCCTTCGTCTAATTTTTTCATATGATCCCTTTTCGCCATATCATGTTTTAAATGGTCGGTGTTTTTAACTTGAAAGCTAAGTTGACGGTTTTTTGCAAAACGCTTTAAGTGATTTAATAGTCTGTACCAAGAAACATCATCAGTATCTGATACTTCTTTTTCACTGTCAGCTATCTTATCATTAAAGTAAATGACTAATTTATGTAGTCCGTCAATAGATATAGTGACTACTCCATAATCTACATCGTCTTTAACAAAATTGAATTGAAAGACTTCAGCTTCTTCCGGTACTGGAATTTCTTTGCCCGAAGTATCTAGCATTGTAGGTCTGTACCCACGGGTGCTTAATAGGTCGAACAATTCGCGGTTTATTGATTCATTGCTTTTTGGCATAATGTATTTATCTTTTCCCTTAGGATATAACAGCAAAGAATGGTAAGGGGGCTATATATTCATCGTGATCCCTGATCTGTTCTTCCAAATTATAGTGATAATCACTCAGTGTTTGTAGCATTCTAATCACTAATAACGAACTCATGACCAAATCGTCCGTATCTCCTATTTTAGCCGCATAACTACCACCATTAGCAACAAAAGCTTTTAGTTCACTAATCAAAGACCTACTATGTATCTTCATTTTTTTACTCTCTAGTAACGTTTTGAACTTAGCACATGCAGTTAATTTGACCTTCTGAGTAGTATTGAAGCCTTTTCGCTTTTTGCCGGCCTCACTTAAAAATAGTCCCGGGATATTACTTTCCCCGTATTCATTGAGTGATATAAGTGAAGCCTCTCCTATACTGTTGTTTTCTACAGAATAGTATATATTATTAGGTTCACCAGTACATTCTGCTATATATTTGTTAATTTCAGCTAACAGCTTAATCTGATTAGGAATATCGGTCTTGTTGTGCTTCCATTCACCTACTTGTGTTGTAGTGTTTGCTTCAAAGATTTGAATTGCAGCCGGGTCACCACCTGTACCTAAACTTGGATCTAATCCCACACAATATAGATTGCCCTTTGTAGGCTTCTGATACCAGCGTACTTGTCCCATTCGAGATACAGGTTCAATACCTTGAAGCATTAATAAAGTATTTGGATTGATAAGTGTTTCGTCAGCAATAATGAACTCACAACCAATCTCTCGGTTGAAACGATCCTCACCGAGCTGTGCTTTCATTTCATCAGCCCACTTTTGATCTCTACCGGGCTGTTCACTCCAATGTGCTCTATATGCTCTAAAGCCATTAACACCTAGTTCGGTTGTGTTACCAAAATCATCTTCAGTCTTGTTAGCACCTTTCCAGATGAAGGCAAATTGATCCTCGTCACTGTTTGGTGTACTTGTTATAATCGCTTTACCACCAGTAGATAGGGTTGGTGTGATGGCTGTCCAGAATTCTTTAGCGATACTTGGTCTAACGAATGCAAACTCATCTAGGTATAATAATGTAATAGACATACCACGACCTGTATTTTCAGTAGTTGTTGCACTAACAATACGAGATCCATTTTCAAAGTCTAGTGAGCCTTTGTTGTATGTTGTTACACCTGCTTTAATGTAGTCAGGACAGTTTTCATATGCATAACGTATACGTTGCATAATCTCCTGAGCACCTGTATATTTGTGTGCCGCAACTAAGATAGTAGAGTCAGGAACAAACAT